ATTATTTAACATTCAAGGTCAGGCCTTAAAAGATGAAAACAATAACGTCATTATATTAAAAGACGCTTTAGTCAATATAACATTAACAGATGTAAATGAAGAAGAAGATAAACTATCTAATTTTAAGTTAGCTGTTAAACTCCAAAACGCTAATGACGAAGTTGATCTAGAGGTTGAAGATGTGTCCAAATTACAACAGAAATCTCGTAAGGTTTATAACACTTTAATGGTAGGTCAAATATATGAGATACTAGAAGGTAAAGTTAATCCTTTAAATCCTAAAGAATAATTGTCTTTTCAAGTATTGTCTTATATTTATATATAAACACACACTATGAAAAACAAGAACAATGAATACCAACTGATGATAGTAATGGACTACATTATAATTGTAGTCTTTTTATCACTAATTTTCTTTACAGATTATTACCTATTAATAGTATATATGGGTATACTTATGTGTATGAGAGGATATAAGAGAATAGTATATGATAGACATAAATAAACTATATAATTTCAGTTCGAAGAAGGTTATGGCCTATTTCTTCTCACTATTAGTAACATACCTAGCCATATTTACGGATAAAACATACTATGAATTACTCATATTTATTGGGGTCCTCATGGGCGTTCGTACATATGAACGTATAAAGAACTCAAGTTCTACGACAAATCAATAACCATTGGTTACCCTACTTTAGCAAAATCTAATCTAAATTATTTAGATATTACCTCACCCCTGGCCGGGGTTTCGGTCAGTGGACCCCAATCATATAGATCAAGGTATAGGTTGATGTAAGGTTCATATAATAAGGTAGTTAGACCCGACGCCAGGAGGGTAATAAATAAGATAGGTAGGGGGGCGCGAAAATAAAAAGCGCTAATGGTTTAAACCATTGGTTACCCTACTTTAGCACTTTTTAACATATATCTCAACTAGCACTAATAAAAATTGGCTTTTCAAGTATTGTCTTATATTTATATAATATGAAAGATCACAAAATATGTTCAAAATGTTTAAGAGATTTAAATCTTAAAGAAAATTTTTATGAATTGAAAACTGGAAGGTTTGCAAGTTGGTGTAAAGATTGTAGTCGTGAATATGGTAGAACCATATATAATAAGATAAAACCTAAATTTGATAATCGATTACCAACTTCTAAATATGAATATAGTTCAAAGGAACAAAAGGCTGCTATTGCTGAGATATTAATAATTTGTGGTTGGAAGAAGAATGGTAAAATTTGGTATAAGAAAGGGTTGAAACAATCAAATGGAAATTGGAACAAAAAATTATTTAAGGGTTGTATAAAAAATAATAAGAATTCGTGGAGAATTGGAATAAAATATAAAAATGGTTATGCCAAGAATAAATCTAATCAAAAAGAAAAGTAGACCTAGGACTCGAAATAAAGACATCCAGCAAGCTATATATCAAGATAAACGTTGGATAAGGTTGAGGAACTATATTCGAAAAGAAACACCTCTTTGTTATGATTGTGAGGTTTTAGGAATAACTAAGCTAGGAGATGAAGTTCATCATATAATTCCATGGGAAACTGGTAAGAATCAAGAAGAAAAAGAAAGACTAGCATTTGATATAGATAACCTGGTACATTTATGTTCTTCTTGTCATCATAAGCGTCACAATCAACTTCGTGGCTGGATTAAAAAGCACATCTAAAATTTCTTTTATATCTTCTTTTCTTCTTTGTTTTTATAAATCGTATAGTTCTATTTATTGCATAAGTTGATAAAGTAGTAGTAATACCAATAACAGCATTTGTTCCTTTATTAGAATTAGAACTACATTCAACAGCAACAAATGTTCCTACAATTCCAGTACATAATATTGTACAATCAGAATAATAAATATGTTCACCTTCATAATTCTTGAAATAATCTATATGATTTGAATTTTTTTTATAAAGAGATGGTTTCATATTATATTGAGCATTACCAACTACAGCAATTAATAATAACACAATAATACAAGCTAATTTTTTCATAATTTTTTGTTTTAGTTTATTTATATCTACAAAGATAGTAATAATTTTTTAATATCCAATAAAAAAAACATGTTATACAACATGTTTTTATATGTTATATAACATGTTTTAGTTTGCCAACTGGATATTTTCATTGATATAATCCTCAAGATCAGAGTTAAATCCTATACCAATTTGATGTAGTTTATTGGTAGTTTCCTCAGAATATTCTAAGCTAGAAGATATTCTAAAATCAATATCAGCTGGAACTAATCCATTTAACATTTCAATTACTGATTCAACATCTCTTTTCATATACATTTCCAGCGTTTATGTTGTTGAATTTTATAAACAGTAGATATAGACACTCCAAACATTTCACTAAGTTCTTTTCTTAAGTATATATTTTCTAGACCTCTAATTGTTAATACTTCTTCTTCACATAATATTGCCCGACCATTATTTTCTCCACTATTATCTGGCATTAAACCATGTAAATATGCATGAATAGCATTTTCACTTGAGGTTACCCATTCAAGATTACTAACATTATTATTTATTTTGATAGTATCTTTATGATTAACACATGGTAATTTTTTGTTGTTAGTAAGGAATGCTGAGGCAACTAGTCGATGGATAAAATATCCTTGTCCTTTTAGCTTTATTCTTAAATAACCCATATCATTCTTTTGATTATTATAACTTCTAACTTCTCTATTATATCTAACAGACCATATTCGTCCATAGGACGAAACCATATATTGCCCCTCAAGGCCATCTATTTTTTTCCATTCTTCTTTTTCCATAGCTTTAATTAATTTCAACTGACTCTAATGTGAAATTATATTCCACTTTTTTTATTCCTTTTTTTATTGAAACTATTGTTTCTTCTCCATTTTCTCTCTCAACCAACATAACTCTTTCACCATCTATCATTGGAATAAAGTCAAATGCTTTATAATTTTCTAGTAAATCACTATCGGACATTATATTTATTTGAGTCTTCGTTGGGTACTTTAAACTATCATATATTTTGATAACTGTTACATTTTCACCTCGATAAAGGTATTTTACAAATTTAATCTTGCTCATTTTTTTAGTTTTTTTAATTGATAACTTTATTGTATACTAATAAATACAAGGGATTTCATCAAAACATAATAAAAGAACATGTTATACAACATAAAAAGATATGATTTATATCATATAAAAACATGACATATATCATATAAAAACATGTTATAAAACATATAAATGAAAAACATGACATATATCATATAAAAACATGTTGTATAACATATAAATTTAAGGTGTTTTTTCAAATTAACTAGATACTTATATATGGAAATTATATATATTTCTACTATATCACACGCTGAATTCAGTCCGATTGGCAGGACCAAACTTCATATTACAAGTATGTTGGATCAGATAAATTCTACTTTCAGAACAAAATTATTCTTTTTTGGCCCCTTTTTTCTTATTTTACCTAGCACCATCGGAGATCAAACATATAGTATCTTAGTAACTAGAATAAAACATCCAGTATCAAAAAAATTAAAAAAAAAGTACTAGAAAAAAGTAACCAGAATAAAGTAACTAGAATAAAACATCCAGAATAGAACATCTAGAACAAATATCAACATTGATATGATATCTTCTAGTTATTTTATTCTAGTTATTGCCAACTCGTTCCTCGACATATCTTATGTCTTATCAGGAACGATTGGAGAGCACATCAACGCTAGTATTATATAGGTCCTATATAAAATTATCAATTATGAGAAATTATGCATTTTTTTTCAATAAATAAGTCTTTTGAGAAAAAACTATATATTTATATATAAAGGAAGTCTGGATTTTGTATTTTCAACAGGTTTAAGCCATTTTACCTATATTAGTTTTTGTTTTATCCAGGCTTCCTTTTCTATTTAAAAATAAAAAAAACACTGATTGTTTAAAATGGTATTAACCTTAAAGTATTCAATTAGAAAGAAATAAGGTATAATTATAAAAATAAAAAACATCAAAAGTTAAAATGGATAGAAAAGATTTAGAAGAAATATTGGTAAAGGTAAAGGAAGTTAAATATTTATTATCAAAGCCAGACGATAACTTTATGGAAATTAATATAAAGCTATCAACTATAATAAATGAAATAAATTTCCTCATCAATGATAAGAACATTAATTGAACGCATATGTAGTACTGATTCTTTACCAGTATTAGGTGGTAGCATAGGTGCAGTTAGCACACAAGCAATCACATTACCATCAACAACAGCAATAATTGGCACAATTATATTAGCAATAATAGGGGCTACGGTTGGATATTTAGTTAAAGTAATTTTAGATAAATGTTTTAAAAGAAAAAAAATACCAAAGCCAGGAGAAATAGAATTAAGATAATTGGAAAAAATAAAACACACACGCAAGCCTAGTTTTTCCAGGACAATAACAACTTACATTAAGAACGTCAAGTCTGGAAAGATACCTTCAGGTATTCATCTTAAGAATGCAATTGCTCGATATGAGCGCGATCGTAAGAATAAAATTTTCATATTCAAAAAAAACAAAGTAGAACAGGTTATCAATTATATTGCCACCCTTAAACATTTTATGGGCCGGCATGCTGGTAAGAATTTTATATTAGAGCCTTGGCAAGTATTTGTCGTAGCAAACATATATGGTTTTTATTTTAGAAAAGGAAATAAGCGTAGATTTCAGAATGTCTATCTGGAGATAGCTAGGAAGAACGGTAAGACCGCTTTGGTTTGTGCTTTGGTATTATATCATTTAGCTGCAGATGATGAAGCAGGTGCTGAGTGTTTGCTTACAGCAAATAGTTTAGAACAAGCGAAGATAGATTTCCAAATGAGTTATGGATTTGTGCATGGATTGGATCCAGATAACAAAGTATACAAGACAAGATTTAAAGATATATATATTGAAGAGACTAATTCTTTTATAAAGGTATTAGCATCCGACTCATCTAGACTCGATGGATACAACTGCTCCTGTGGTGTTATCGATGAATATCACTCAGCGCCAGATGCAAGAGTCCGGGATGTTATTCGGTCATCTCAGGGAATGCGAGCCGAACCAATGTTGTTAACTATAACAACCGCTGGATTCGACAAAACATTACCCTGTTATGATTTGAGAACGGTAGCAACAGAAATTATACAAGGAATAAAAACAGATGAAACATTCTTCTCAATAATATATTCAATTGATGAGGAAGATGATTGGGCCGATCCAAAGGTATGGAAAAAGTCTAATCCTAACCTAGGCGTTACTGTTAATGAGGATTTTCTCGCACGAGAAGTTCTACAAGCAAAAAATAGTCCAGCTGATGAAACTGGTGTAAAAACAAAGAACCTTAATGTTTGGTGTGATTCATCCTCAACATGGATTCCAGATGATTATGTATTAGCATCACAATTACCAATATCATATGAGTTTTTCGAGAATCAGTCTGAGCCAACATTTGTTGGAGTTGATTTGGCGTCGAATGTTGATTTAACGGCGGTGAGTTATTTATATGTATCAGGTGATACTTATTATTTTAAGACAGATACTTATATACCAATGGACACATTGCGGTCAGATAAACACTTTGATAAAGAGCTTTATAAAGAATGGGTATATTCAAAGTATTTAAAAACTACTAATGGGAACGTTACGGATTATTCTTTTATATTAAAAGATATTCTTATGATGCATTCATTAAACGAAATTTTTTCAATATATTACGATAAGTGGAATGCAAATCAATTTGCTATTACAGCTACTGATGAAGGGCTTAACATGGTGCCTTTCTCACAATCAATAGCTAACTTTAATAACTATACTAAAGAATTTGAGCGCTTAATTTTAAGTGGTAAGATATTTATTGATGATAGTCCTGTTACAAGGTACTGTCTTCGCAACGTAGAAATAAAAATGGACTGGAATGGAAATGTTAAACCAGTTAAGTCAGCTGAAAGAAAGAAGATCGATTCAGTCATCTCTATGATTTCTGCTCTTGGAGCATACATGGATTATCAAGATGACTATAAAGGTACAAATATATTTTAATATGGCAATCAAGAAAACAATCAAAAAAAGAGTAACCAAAAAACCTGTGGTAAAAACTGAGGTTGAAGAAACAAAACTTAAAGTAGAACATCCAAAAAAAGAACAACCAACTGGTCCAAGTCCTGCACGAAGAAAGTTTTTAAAAAACAGACGAGCTAAAGAAGCATCTAAATTTAAAAAGAAATATAACTTAAAATAATGGGCAATAATATATTCAAGCGAATGTTCGGGGCCAAGCCCGATAAGGAAACAGAGGAAAGAGATTTAAACTATCTCCCAACGACAGCCGTTGGTCTTCCATACGGAAGTTATACTACCGATCCTATATCAGCAAAAGCAGCAATGCAACTGTCTGCCGTATATAGAGCGGTTGATGTTATATCGGATGCTGTCGCATCACAACCTTGGGATATATATGAATGGAATGAAATAAAAGGATTTACTCAATCTAAATTTCATAAATCAAATTTATTATTAAATTTAGAACCCAATCCGGGAATGTCTAAATTTTCTTTTATGAAAACAATGGTTTCAAAAATATTACTACAAGGTAATGCTTTTGCAATTATAGATCGAGATTTAAGAGGTGATCCAGTAAAATTAGAATTGGTTAATGATGGAATTAAAATGTTTATTCAAGATGATGATTCCGTTTATTATGAAGTGTCAAATAGTGATGGTGTAAGAAAAATAGCTGGAGAAGATATGATTCATATTTTGAATTATACTTATAATGGTTATATAGGAGTATCAACATTAACACATGCAGCTTCATCAATGGGATTGTCTCAGTCAGCTGAATTAACTGCGGCTGGATTTTATTCATCTGGAATGAATGCAGGTGGTATTATAAGTGTTGAAGGAAAGCTTACTCCGGATAAGGCTGAAAAAATTAAAGCATCATGGTCACTAGCGTTCAATACTGATTCAGGTTCACCTGGTGGTATTGCTGTTATGGAAAAAGGTTTAGACTTTAAGCAATTAACAATGAGTCCTGAAGATTCGCAGTTATTACAAACAAGACAATTTAATGTAGTTGAGATAGCAAGATTCTTTGGAGTTAGTCCTTCTAAATTATTTGATTCTGCCAATCAAACATATAGTAATGTTGAGGCATTTCAATTAGGATTTTTAACTGATACTATTTCTCCATTAGATACTAAAATTGAAAATGAATTTAATAGGAAATTATTTAAGCCTAGCGTAAGAGAAAAGACTAAGTTAAATCTTAACATCGATGAATTGATGAGAGCTAATATGGATACTAAAGCAAATTATCTGTCGAAGATGTTCCAAGCAGGTGGTTATACTGTTAATGAGATAAGAGCTGAATTAGGATTACCAGCATTTCAAGATGAGAATTCTAATCAACCATTGGTACAAGTTAATATGATGCCAATATCAAAGTTAGGGCAGAAAGCTGCAGTACCAGTAACAAAGGTAACTAAGGTAGAAGATAAAAAAGAAGAAAAAATTATAGATAATGGAAAAGGAAATTAGGTCAATAAGTTCAGAACATGCAGAGGTAAGACTTGCAGAACCTATTGAAGGAAAAGAAATGGAAGTTAGTGGATATGGAATCGTATTCAATAGTTTATCAAAAGACCTAGGAGGTTTTCGTGAAATAATATTACCTGAAGCAATCAATGGGGTACTAGAACGTTCAGACGTATTAGCTCTAATGAATCACGATACAAGTCGTGGGGTACTAGCACGATCAGATAAAGGTCAGGGATCAATGACTTTAACTATTGATGAAATAGGTGTACGATATAGTTTTGATGCACCAAAATTTAGTTTAGGTGAAGAACTAGTTGAAGGAATACAAAGAGGTGATATCAAAACATCTTCATTTGCATTCACAGTAGCAAAAGATGGTCAGAAAGTAGAAAGAAATAAAGATGGAAGTTATTTAAGAACTATAACACAGTTCGAAAATATATATGATATGTCCCCAGTATATTCTGAGGCATATTCCGATACAAGCGTTTTAGTTAGATCAATGGAAGCAATCGCAACGGATGTAATAGTAACACCCGTAATAGAAGAACCTATTACCAAGGTAGTTGACGAACCTGAAGTACGAGAACATAAGATGGATAATTATGAACGATATTTGTATCAACAACATAAAAATTATCAAATAAAAAACAAACGATAATGACAAAATTAGAAATTACAGACAAAAAAACAAGTTTGTTAGATGCAAACGAAGCAATGTTTACAACTGCATCAGCAGAAAAACGTGGCTTAAATGATATTGAAAAACAAAGTTTATCTGAAAATTTAACTCAGTTAGAAGATTTAGAACTTCAAGAAAGAACTCTTGGATTCAAAAACTTCTCAGGTAAAATTGTACCTAAAGTTGAAGTAAGAAAAGTTACTCCAAAATTTTCATTGATTAAAGCAATCAACGCAAAATTAGAAAACAAACCTTTCGACGAAGAAACTAGAGATATGTTTATCTTAGGTAAAAATGAAATGAGAAAAGCTGGTGTAGAAATTACTGGTGATATTATTCTACCAATGGAAACGAGATCTGATATACTTGCTGGAACAACTAGTCATGGTGAAGAAATTGTTAGTGAAGATAAAAAATCAATTCTTCCTCCACTTGTTGATAAACTTATTTTCTCTCAAGCTGGAGCAACATATTTAACTGGTTTAGTTGGTGACGTAAGTATACCTAACTATGCGGGAACAACTGTTCTTTGGAAAACAGAAGTTGAAACAGCTGTAGACGGAGCTGGTACTTTTGCTGAAGTGATTTTTGCACCAAAAAGATTAACTGCATTTATTGATGTATCTCGTCAATTCTTAGCACAAGACGGTGTTGGAGCAGAAGCTCTTTTACTTGATAATATTCAATCTGCTGTAGCTAGAAAACTTGAATCTACAATTTTAGGTATTGAGGCTTTATCAGCAACACAACCTGAAGGAATCTTCTGGAGTCTTTCAAGTGGTGTAACTAACACTGCCGTTGTAGTACCAACAAATTTAAGTATAATTGCAATGGAAACTTCTGTTGAAGCAGCTAATGTAGAAGGATCTATGGCTTACATAACCAGTTCAACTGGTCGTGGAATTCTTAAAGGAATTGACAAGTCTACATCAAGTGGTGAATTCTTATGTGAAAATGGAATGGTTAATGGTTATCCACTTTTGGTAACTAATGCCGTAAGTGATGCAGCTGATGAAGCTGGAACTGGTTCAGGTATTGTATTTGGTAACTGGAAAGATTTAGTAATTGCCTCTTGGGGTGGAACTCAAATCACAGTTGATCCTTATACTCTTGCAGCAACTGGTCAAGTAAGAATTGTTGTAAATGGTTTCTTTGATGCTAAAGGTATTCGTGGAGCATCTGGTTCAGGTGGAACTCTTAACTCTTATGCTACTAGTTTCAAACCAGCAGCTATAAAAGCATCGTAAACGAAAGTTTATGATTTAGTGTGTGAGAACATGGAAGGGACTTCGGTCCCTTCCATTCTTATAATAAAATAAAAAAGATAAACTATGAGTACATTCATTACATTACAAGAAGCGAAAGACCACTTGAGAGTGGATTTTAGCGATGACGATATATATATTCAATCTCTAACAGATATGACCGAGATGGCCATTGAGCAAGAGATAGGACAATCTTTATCAGGACTAACATGGGTTCTGTTGACAGGTGATACTTTAACAGGTTATACAAAGACAACAGGTATTCAAGAAGCAAATACTTCAGGTACTTTTCCTCTTAGATTAAAGCAAGGTATGTTACTTATGATTGGTCATTTTTATCAAAACAGAGAACCTGCTATTATTGGTGTGGCAATAAATAAAATACCATGGGGTTTTGAATGGTTAATAGCTCCATATAAAAATTGGACAATTAAGTAATGGCAACAGGAAATAAATATCATAGAATTAAATTTTATCCACGAACAGTAACGAGAGATGAATACGGAGCATCAGTTGATACTTACGATTGTTATTCAGGATCGACTAGGGGTGAAATAAAATATTCAGGTGGAAACAAAACTCTGTTAAACGATGAAATCTTTTATACCAAATCAATGGATCTAACAATTAGATACCAGAGTTATTCAGGAATAACAGATACAATGAGAGTTCAGATTGATGACACAGATGAGAGGTACGAAGTAATGTACATTGAAGAACTGGGAAGACATTCAGAACTTAGATTAAGCTTAACAAAAATTAATTTATAATATGTCAGATATATCAGTTATGCAATTAGAAAGTTTCTTTAATGATTTATCAACAACAGATCAGAGGAAAATCTTTATAGATGCATTTAGACGAACAGCAAAGCCACTGGTGAATAGAGCGAAAGCAAATGCACCAAGTAGAACTGGAAATCTAAGAAAATCAATTGGTACATTAGCACCACCAAAGGAAATTAAACTTTTAGTTGGGGCAATGAAAGGTAGAGGAAAGAAAGGTTGGCATGGACATCTAGTTGAGAATGGTACACAGGAAAGATTTAGAAGATCTAAAACTGGTACAGGAGCAACAGGTAAGATGGTTGGGTCTCATTTTTTTGAACAAGCATATAAAGGAACTGAATCTGAAATAGAAAAGAATGTTGAGACAGAATATTATATAGCAATTGACAGAGCAATAATAAGAATAAATAAAAAGAAATAAAATGATTGGTAAAGCAATATTATTAATCTTATCAGGTTACACAGCGTTAACAGCATTAATTGATACAAAAATTTATCCATTGGTAATGGCAGTTGAGACAGGTTTACCCGCGGTAGTTTATGCTATTGATTCGGTGACGCCTATTTATACTAAGACAGGTTGGGTACAAGATGAGGTTCAATTTAGAGTTACATCTTATGCTAGAGAATATTCCGAAGCATTGGATATTGCATATCAAGTACGAGCAGCACTAGAATTAACATCTGGAATTTATTCCTCAGTTGATATACAAAAGATTTATATGATTTCACAGGATGAATTTTATCAATTAGATGCTGATTGTTTTTTAATAAGAATGAACTTTACCGTTAGAGTTAATAATAACGGATAACAATAATAAAAATAAATAAATAATAATAACAATTACAATTATGGCAGATACAATTATCAATGGTGGAGACGTTACAATGTCAATATCAGGAAACACAATCGCTCAAGCTACATCTCATTCACTTTCTATTTCAATGTCAGCGAGAGATACTAGCAATAAGACATCAGGTGTTTACACTTCTAGAGAATCTGGAAGAATGGATGTTTCAATGAGCTGCGAAGGCATGGGATTTTATTCTGGTACAACTGGAATGAATTTTCTATTGAATGCTCTTGTAGAAAGAGAACCAGTAGCATTAGTTATGTATGAAAACTCTCATCAATATGCAACAGGTAACTTTTATATTACCTCAGCTGAGATTAGTGCTCCAGACCAAGACAATGTTACTTTTTCAGTATCATTTGAACTAGCAAATACATTTGCATTAGGATCATTCTAATAATAATCTAATTGGATCCAGTTTAAAACTGGGTCCATAATTTATAAACACACACACATGGATAATTTAGAATTATTACAAACAAAATATATTGACATTGGGGTTAAGAGATATCCTGTAAGATTATCTTTTAGAGCAATGATTGAATATGAAACTATGACAGGTTTAAAGGTTCAGGATATAACTGGAACAGAGAACATGATCAAGTTGTTTTATTGTTCAGTTAAAGCTGGTTCAGAAAACTCATATGAATTCTTTGATTTATCATATGAAGATTTTCTATCTAGAATAGATGATCATCCTCAATCCTTTATAGAATTTACTGAATTACTATTAGATAAAAATAGTAATGATGAAAAAAAAAAGAAGAAATTCCAGTAGATTTTAGTATAGGGTTAGTACTTGGTAAAGCAGTTGCATTGGGAATTACTCCAGAATACTTTTTAGATAAAATGAGTCAGTCTGAGCTACAGTATATACTCAAAGGATCAGAAGAAAAGGAACAAGAAGAATGGGAAAGAATTAGAACTATTTGTTTTTATACTGTTGTAAGTGGCGTTGGATCCAAAAGAATAAAAAAGCCAACTGATCTATTTAAGTTTCCTTGGGATAAGAAAGAGATCGGTAAAAAAATGACTCAAGAGGAAATTAAAAAATTAGGACAAGATATAAAAGCAATACAGGATGGCAAAAAAGAACATTAGTGTAGGCGTAGAGATTGATGGTAATGCGAAGGGATTCAAATCAGCATCGGAAGACGCAACAAAAGCATCGAAAAAATTAGCGGCAAACACAGCTAAGGGCACCAAGAAAATGAGTGGAGCCTTTGGAAATCTTAGTAATAAAGTACAAGGCTTTGGTAGTAAAATAGGTGGGCTCGCTGGACAAGTAGCAAGCGGTTTAGCTTCAGCTATGAAAGTCCTCATGGCAAATCCTCTTATTGCACTTTTAGCAGGTATAGTTGCAGCTTTCACAGCGTTAGTAAAAATAATCAAATCATCAGATTCGGGAATGACAGAATTTAATGTCCGCACGGCACAATTGTCAGCGACATTTGATGTGTTACGCCAACAGGTTTTGGATTATGTTTCTGCAATGAAACATGTATTCAAAGGAGAATGGAAAGAAGCAGCCGAAGCATATGCATCAGCACAATATGGTGTGAACGAACAAATAATAAAAGCTAAGGAAGCTGCTAGAGCATACGTTGAGGAAATGGATGAGATTCAAAATGCTCAAGATGCATTTATTTCTGATGCAGCTGATATGGAACAGGCAATAGCTAAGCTGGAGTTTCAAGCTAATGACGCATCACTTACTGATAAAGCTCGTAAAGATGCATTATCATCAGCAATGAAATTACAAGAAGATCTAGCAAAACAAAACAAAGAATTTGCAGACAGAACATATAAAGCAAATTTACTTGAACAAGCAAAAAATAAAGGATTCAATGCTCAAGAACTAGAAGAATTTACAAAAATGACTTATGCTGAGCAACAACTTGCAAGTGATGCTCTTAAACGATGGAGAAATAATAATGAAGATAAAGCTATTGAAATTGAAAAATTATATGCTACATCAGTAAAAGCAGAAACAGATTTTTATAAAGAAGGAAAAAGAAATATTAGTAAGAAATCTGCCCTTGAAGATAAAATAAATAATAAAATAATTACAGCTAATAAAAAAATAGCAGCGGATAAGAAAAAAGAAAATGATATTAAATTAGCAAATGATAAAAAAGCTTTAGATTTAAAATCACGACAAGCGAAAACCGAAGAAGATTTAAATAATGAAATTACTCTCTTAAAATTAAGTGGTTTAGATAAAGAACTAGAAGCTCTTAAACAAGCACAAGAAGAAGAACTTAAAAATACAGAACTTACTGAAGATTCAAAAAAATTAATTAGAGATAAATATAGAATGCTTGAACAAAAAGCACGAGAGGATGATGCAGCAGTTCAAGAGGAAGTTCAAGCGGCAGAAGTAGAAGCTATTATTGAAAATGAAAAAGTCAAAAACGATGCAAAGGTTCAAGCGAACCAAGAAATGTTAGATCAAATACAAAGTAGTACAGCTGCAGGATTGGACTTTATTACTAATTTGAATACTATAGCTAAAAATAAGGAACTCAAAGCGGCTGGAAACAATGCGAAAAAGAAAGAAGAAATTGAAAAGAAATACGCTGAGAAACAAAAAAGTATTGCAATAGTACAAGCCATTATCAATGGAGCGTTAGGTATTACTCGAGCGTTTGCAGATTTAGGGCCTATTGGAGGTATTATTGGAGCAGCACTAGTAGCTGTTGCTACAGCAGCTGAGATATCAATTATATCAGCACAATCATTTGCTGATGGTGGTATCGTATCTGGGCCAACAATGTCTTTAACCGGAGAATATCCCGGAGTAAAAAATAACCCAGAAGTAATAGCCCCTTTGAATAAATTAAGAGGTATATTAGGTAACCAGCAACAAAGTGGTGGAGAAGTTAGATTTGAAATTGAAGGTACAAAACTTGTTGGTGTACTAGAAAAACAATTAAGAGAAAATGAATCATACGAATAAATTATGAGCTACGGATTAAGATTTACAATATCATATAAAAGGTTATCAAATGCCGAGACTAACATAGAAATATGGCAGAATAGTTGGACTGGATCTACAACAGAATTAGTACCAGATAAAAAACCATTAATAATTAATTTTGATGGCACTGAGTCAAATATATATAAGCCAACAAATGGATCGGGGGCAACAATCAAAGTATTGGTAGATCCTTTATCCATGTTGGATATTTTTACAGAAGATCCTCAAGAGTTTATAGTAAAAATATATGATGAAACAACTCTTAAATGGCAAGGGTATGTTGCAAATGGAATTTATGATGAAGATTATTCAATTGGAACAGGCCTATTAACACCTATTACTATTCAATGTAATGATGGAATGAAACTATTGGATTACATACCATATACAGAAACAGATGGATCAGAATATACTGGTTTATCAACTATTGCTGAAATAATAACAGCTATTGCTGGTAAATTAGAAAACAAATATATTGAATTACAATTGTTATCAGATTATATGTTAACTGTTACAGGTTATACAAATTTATTTTTGGGATTAACAGTAAATAATGAAAACTATTATGACGAAAGTGGTAAGCAAATGTCATGTAGAAAAGTATTAAACTCAATCTTTCAAGGACTAGGGTTAGTTATGGAGTTTGATGTTGAAAAAATAATGGTTTACGATCCACTATTATTAAAAACTCCTTCACTGGGTAAATCATATACATTATATTCAGGATATACTTTTACCGAAACAGATTCCGCGCTCGGAGGATTTAAAACAATTGGATCTGATCTTCCTTATTTTAAAACTGGACCAAGTTTAGATATAAATAAAAGCTTTAATCAAATTGAAGCTAAATATGATCCTTATACTTTTATAGGTACAGGATATGAATTTGATGATGAATCAAATATGACAATGAATCCTATACCATGGATAAGTGGATATACTAGTGGAATAGATTATACTGGTGTAACTTTTCTATATTCTAATGCGGTTATTATGAATGGTTGGGATATAAATAATGATTCATATTTTTCAGCATTGGCCCAGGTAAATCATTTTGATAGTAAACCAGATGAAATTGGTCCTCCACAATATTTTTTTAAATCATATCAAACATATACTGGTAACAGTGCTAGTAATTATATTGAATATGAATTTCCGAATACGGTAATAAAACAAGATGATGATTTATATTTAGATTTAACATTTGATGTTTATATTAATACAAAAAACGAAAATAATCTTTTTACACCTGAAGAAACAGGAGAAATAATATCAAGAGGAACAGTTGGATCAATGCTTTTCTCTATTGGTGATAGTTATTGGTATCAATATAGTGATGAGTGGAGAAGAAATGGATATTCATGGGGATTTCCTGTTAGACAATCTGATGCGGATTGGCGTACGACAAAAAAATTTGGATCAGGTACAATATATACATGGTTTACTCAAGGTACTTTTATGACAACAAATAGACCTGAATATTATGTAACAGAAGATGATTCGAGAATAAATGATACGTGGACAACAGTAAAAATAACAATGGATATATCAGAAGCAGCTTGTACAGATATTGATTTACTTAATGGACCAATGAAATTAAGAATATATAAAGAATTTTGGACGGCAGAGTTATTTGATGGTGATAGTATAGAAGTAGATGTTGATAAATTAGTAAATGTTGGAATATCAAATGTTGCTATAAGTGTAATTAATAGAAATAAACAACAAATAAGTAATGATGGTGTATTAATTACAGCGTCTTTACCATCAGCACAAACTTATGTGAAGAGTTCTGATTTATCAGTTAAATTAACAAATGGAACAGGTGTATATGGTACATCAAAAGGAGCATATAGCTCAGATCAAATGGATCCAGTTGGTATAAATATTTTAGGCCTTTATCGATCAGGAAGTACAATATGTAATGCAACACAATGGTATGTTTGTCAACAATTATTAAGTCAGTATCAAACACCAAGAAAAAAATTAACAGCTGATTTAGATGTTAGTACAGATCTATTGGGAATAAAATATAAATTAATTAATGATACATATTTACCGGGAATAAATTTATATCCTATAAGTGGAAAATATAATGATAAGGATGAATCGTGCAAAGTTAAATTATTAGAAATAGCATCAGAATATGATACTTTACCTGTTGTTACACCTACGCCAACACCAACGCCTCCACCAACATCAACACCAGATATAACCACATATTATTATTATGAAACTGATGTACATACTTGTAATGGTAGTCGGGTTGAAACGGAATCTTGTAATGGAACTGATGGAAGTATTTGGATATATAATCCAGTAGCACTAAATGATAATGAATTTTATTTTAATGGAACTTATGATCTTGTTCATGAAATAACATCGGGAGGACCTTATACATATGCTGAGTGGGTTACAGCTGGAAGCCCAACAGCATTGGAAACTAATTATTATTCTACCAATGGAAAAGCAACATGTACTTGTACATATCTGCCATTTATTTAATAAAAAAATAAAAAAATAAAAATATGTCAATATCAATTATAGAACAGTCAACCATTGTAACTCGTAGAGATGGACAATCTAGTGCAGTAGCAGGTGGCGGAGGATCATCTACTGGAACAGTAGCATATGGTTCTAGTGGAACTTCAGGAACGTCTGGATCTAGCGGAACTTCTGGTTCAAATGGTAGTTCAGGAACATCTGGATCTAGCGGAACTTCTGGCTCAAATGGTAGTTCAGGAACATCTGGATCTAGCGGAACTTCTGGATCTAGCGGAACTTCTGGTTCAAATGGTAGTTCTGGTTCAAATGGTAGTTCTGGAACGTCTGGATCTAGCGGAACATCTGGTTCAAATGGTAGTTCTGGAACATCTGGTTCTAGCGGAACTTCTGGTTCAAATGGTAGCTCAGGAACATCTGGTTCAAATGGTAGCTCAGGAACATCTGGTTCTAGCGGAACTTCTGGTTCAAATGGTAGCTCAGGAACATCTGGTTCTAGCGGAACTTCTGGCTCAAATGGTAGTTCTGGAACTTCTGGTTCAAATGGTAGTTCTGGAACTTCTGGTATTAATGGTAGTTCTGGAACGTCTGGATCTAGTGGAACATCTGGTTCAAATGGTAGTTCTGGAACTTCTGGTTCAAATGGTAGTTCTGGAACTTCTGGTATTAATGGTAGTTCTGGAACGTCTGGATCTAGTGGAACATCTGGTTCAAATGGTAGTTCTGGAACTTCTGGTTCAAATGGTAGTTCTGGAACTTCTGGTTCAAATGGTAGTTCTGGAACTTCTGGTATTAATGGTAGTTCTGGAACGTCTGGATCTAGTGGAACATCTGGTTCAAATGGTAGTTCAGGAACGTCTGGATCTAGTGGAACTTCTGTATCTGTAGGTGGAACAACTGGTAAAATTGTTAAATTTACATCAGCCACAACTATTGGTGATTCAGTTATAGCTGAAAGCGGTGGGAATGTTGGAATTGGAACAACTAATCCAATTTACAAATTAGATGTAAGTGGAACTGGTAGGTTTATTGGGGCTTTAACTGCAACTTCATTATATGCAGGAACAACTTTTGTAGCAAGTGCTGCTGTTTTACAAGTAGGTGGTTTTCAAAGAACAGGTAGTATTTATTTACACGAAGGTACTGCATCTGATGTATTAACTGCAACAACTGGCAAAGTTCTTTATAATAATGGAACTAATTTATTATGGGATGGAGATATAGTACAAACTGGAAGTGATGCAGATATAAATTATTGGACGCAATCAGCTACAAAATTATATTACACCGGTGGTAAAGTTGGTATTGGTACAACAAATCCAATTTACGGAGATTTACAAATTGAAGCAGGGGGTTTTGGAACTAATCCAGCTCTTGCATTTACAACTATAAATGGTACAAATGACCCAAGAGTATATATCAAACATATAACCGCAGTAGATAATCAATATTTAGAGTTTAATAGTACTTTTACAACAGGCTCAGGATATGCAGACTTTATATTTTCTAATGGTAATGTTGGTATTGGAACAACTACTCCTGATTATAATTTTGATGTTACAGGAACAGGACGTTT